CGCATCCTCTGAAAGAATGCTATACAAGGCTTCTGGCTTTTGCTTTCCAAAGGTACGGCCATTATACTGACCATAGTCGTGGCTGCTTTCTACGTAGTCTAGTGCAGTTCTTTGCTCTTCAACCTTGTTATCTAAAAACTCTTTATCATATACTGCGTCTGCGTCGTCCCAGAATGCAAGAATCGTAAACCTATCTCCATCAGTAATTTCTCTCACTCCATGCAAAAACTCATGGCTGCCCTCGAACACTAGGAGACTTCCAGCTTCTGGGTGTACATCTAGTTCATGCTGTGGAAAGTAGATTGCTCCGCCCTCATAGTTTGCGTTAAGATAAAGAATGCATGCATATTTATTCATTTGCCATGCATTGGGGGTTCCGTCAAGCTCTGAGCTATCGGAGTGGGGGGCTGCATAAGATCCCTTGGGATACTTGTGTCCACTCATAGTTACATTTTTAACGGGCTTGTTCATTACTTCTTGAACAGCGAGGTGCATCTTGTCTCTAATCTTGCCCATGTCTTCAACAGAAATTTTGTCGGTAGCCTTTGGCTCACCTACATTTACCCCAAGTACGCTAGGAAAACAAATTGGATTCCAGTTATCTCCATCATCGTCGTTACCGTCCATAAACTCAATTACGTCTAGGCAGTACTGCTCGTCAAAGAATCCTTTGATTTCTGCAATCTGTGGGTGATGATAAACTGTTTCCATTACTTCTTTCTCCTTAGTCCTAGATATATAATTATATCATTTTTTTAGACGTTGGCTCCTGCCTTGTCATAACGATGATTTATGTCTTGCCAATGCGACACAAGGGAAATCCTCTCGCCCCTAGTAATCGTTGAGACTCCATGTTGTGCTTTTTCATGTTCTAGATATATATACAATGCATAAGGCTTTGTTGGTAAAACAATGTCTACAGAGGGTATGTAGACCTCTCCCCCCTGAAAATCTTCATTAAGCACAAGGATAGCTACTGCAATCCCTGGCTGATGATAATGCGGAGGGGAGTGAGCACTAGTAATATGGTTGTGACCCTTAAACTTAGAAAAAGCAATACTTGCCTCATCTCGATCTAAAAATTTCGCAACAAGAGTTTTAAGCTCTTTATTGATATCCTGCAAGGTAGTAGCATTTACGTCACCGACGGCCTGGTGCTCGGGGTCTTTTCCATATGCCTTTTTGTAATATTCTGGAAAACATTTGGTTCCAAAACATTCATCGCCCTGTATATGGTTTATTTTTAATAGATTAACCAAAGATTCTGCAAGCGGCATTTCTATAAAATTGCTAATTTCTAAAATAGGGAATTTATCTGCAAACAACACCTTGGCGTTTGGGTGTAAAGACTCTAGTCTTTTACGATTTCCGTATATACCACTATACTTATCCGCAGTTCTTTCTTCATCTTGACTCCAAAACTCGTGGATCTGGTCATATCTATTCGCATTTTTTTCGTGCTCTTGATAAGCTCGCAAGCGGATATACATCTGCATGCTCAGGCCCTGCGGAATTTGTAGAGTATTTATGAAAAACAACCTTAGCCAGCTGCATCGGAAGGCCAGTCCTCCTATTGGCTGCATCGTTCATTTCGTGTAGCAGTCTTGATATTCCCTTTAAGCTGCTATAGTTTTTTGTAGGCTGATCATCCTGAGGGAAGCACTCGGGATCCCAAAAAAGAACATTGCTAACCTCTTCATTATTTACAGTATGGTTAGTGTGAGCATGTAGTTTACAGGTAGAGTCCTGTTGGTCAAAGAAATTAATAAGCTCTGCCCTGTTCTCTAAATTTACAAAATCTTTAGCTTCAAAAACATTATCTGAGTGCCTGGTCCAATCATTTTGTATAAAATAAGATGTCATGTTTATGCACCCGCTTCAAAATTCCAAAAAGAAACAATTGAGTATCTAATTCCTGATGTAATTTCAGTTACTCCATGTATGTTTTCCACGCCGCCGCTAAACAGATACATTGACCCAGAGTTGGGGTGTATTGATATTTCATGTTCAGGAAAATATAGGTCTCCGCCCTCGTAGTCACTATTCAAATATAGGATTCCGACATACTTTAAATTTTCAAAGCCTTCTGTAGGATTTCCGTCAAAGTCTGAATTATCCGAGTGAGGATTTGCTGACGAGCCAACCTCCCACTTTTGTGCATGTATGGAAGAAGGCGTTACGTCTTTGCCATACACTGCAATGATTGCATCTTCTAGCTTCTGGTTGATCTCTTCAAATACGGTATCAGACAGTCCGAACTCTGATGGCTTAACAGTCCCTGGCTGCACTGGGGCACCATGAGAACCGTTAAAGGCAGTTTCTCCCCAGCGATCCTCTTTTTCAAAGTAATTCACAAGTGATTTAGCCATCTCTGGATCTACAAAGTCTTTAATCTCAACAATTCGATTGCGGTCAACTCCTAGCTGGCCCTTGCCGTTTACTATTAGCTCATCTTTAAAAAATTTAAAAGATTTATAGTCTAACGTATTCATTCTGGTAACTCTCTTCCTGGATCATTAAGTGATACTGCTTTTTTCTTAAAACCTGCATTATAGGTGCGTCGTCTTTCTAGCCACGTCCATAACTCTTCTCCATACTCCTCTACGCCTGCCTGATACTCTTCGGAGCCGTAGTAAGTGTATGAGTTAAAAATACTCACAAAGTATTTTTCTCCTCCCCAGACTCTGTTGACACAGTGAAAGTAGTAGCCTCCGTCTGATAAATAGTCTGGGTTTCCTGCGGGGAAAACTACTACGTCTCCTGCTTCTGGAGTATATACTGCTCTACCGCTTATGTATGGCTCATCTTCTGAAAACTGTTCAGATCTTTTATAATAAGGTCTAGCCAGCCTAGGCTCTATATTATACACCACTTCGCCGCCTAGATAATTATCATTAAGATACATCGTTGTAGTGGTTATTGATTTTTTGCCTGGATTGTCTTTAAGAGAAAATGCAAAATCTGTGTGATAGTTCATATCAAACTCTGGAGTATTAGGGGTTGGGGTAGCAAGGGTGTGATCGTATTTGTAGAAACATGGACCATCTGCAAAAGTGTCAATACCGTCTACCCCATATTCTTTAGCATAGTGGTTTAAGCTAGCATAGTATGCATCATAAATTTCTAACAGCAGGGACTCTTCGTGGCTAGGCTCATGCTTATGAAAAAAGTTGACTTCTGGATTGTATCCAGAAAGTGCTGCGGGGTTCATTGTACCTAAATCATTCCAAGGGTACCAATTGTTAAATTTTGTATACTTGTCAGGATTTTTCTCAGAGTCTCTCAGGAGTTCCTCAATCTCTTTTACCCTGGGTAGCAGACCTTTGTACACCCTAACCATTGGTGCACCAGGAAGATCATAATACTCCATTAGTAAAGTCCGCACTCCTTATCGCTTGCTGCAGTCCTAGTTTTCATAATCTGCAACTCTTCATGCGTCTTTACACGTGCCTTAATTCTTTCGGTCTCCATACGCTCCCAGACGTCTTCTCCGTACTTTTCCTGGCCCTCTAGCCACTCTGGTGTGCCCTCAAATGGGATTAAGTAATATGAGCGAATAAAGTACTTATTGTCTGGCTTTTCTTCGGACTTCCAGGTCCTACTTACACCATGAAAGTATGTGCTATCTTCTGAAAGAACATCTGGGTGACCTGATGGGAATACTAGCACATCCCCAGCTTCAGGCTTGTAAACCATAATTTGATCTTTTGAAAGCGGAACCTCTCCAAATGAGTCTGCAGCACTTCCACTAAGGTTAAACCACATTTCTCCACCTTCGTAATTATCATTAAGGTACATTGTGCATGTAATTGCAAACTTATCTCCTGGCTCATCTCCACGGATATAGTCATAATCAGTATGATACTTCATGCTCAAATCAGCAAGCCCGCAGTGTTCCATTTCTGAATCATACTTGCATATTGATGGCCCCATAGTTGTCCAGTCATCGCCCTTGGTCACATTGTAATGACGCATGTAGTGTTGAGTGGCTGTAGCAAAAGCAGCATCTAGCTCTCTTACGATTACTTCCTCTGCAGCCTTCTTTTCTTCGTCGACTAGATCTTCATAGATTGGATTAAATGTTACCCCCCCAATTGTTTCACCAAAGACATGCCACTTATCCCACATGTTAAAGTAATATGAGGCTGCCCTGTCTTGTCCAGACTCTTTTAAAATCTCTACCAGCCTGTCTGCACTTGGCAACAGGTTTTTGTAGATATGAATTTTGGGATAAAACTCTTCAAACTCTACTGCGTCTA